GTATGGAAGACAAGATGAAACTGATTGAACTTGCGTTGACCATGGCGTTTGACGCAAAGGTAAACTTTACAGATGTTTTCTTTCAGGTACGCACTTGGGATGCGATCATCTATAACTATCTAAAGAAGAAGAATATAGTTATCCCTCCTAAAGAGAGATCTGAAAAAGATTCTCAGTACGCAGGTGCATATGTCAAGGAACCGATTCCAGGAAAGTATGATTGGGTGGTTAGTTTTGACCTTAATAGTCTGTATCCCCATCTTATTATGCAGTACAACATCTCGCCAGAGACCTTACAGGAGACCAGGCATCCATCAACAACCGTTGATAAGATACTTAATGAGAAGTTGACCTTTGAGATGTATAAGGACTATGCGGTATGCGCCAATGGTGCAATGTACCGTAAGGATGTCAAAGGTTTTTTGCCTGAGTTGATGGAGAAGATGTATGGAGACCGTGTTATCTTCAAAAAGAAGATGCTCGCTGCCAAGCAGCAGTATGAGAAGACGCCTACTAAAGCACTTGAAAAAGAGATCGCCAGATGTAACAACATTCAAATGGCGAAGAAGATTTCTCTTAACTCTGCTTATGGTGCTATTGGTAATCAATACTTCAGGTATTTCAAACTAGCAAACGCAGAGGCAATTACCTTGTCTGGTCAGGTTTCAATCCGCTGGATTGAGAACCGCATGAACAAGCGTCTCAATAAGATCTTGAAAACGGAGAATACTGATTATGTTATTGCTTCAGATACTGATTCCATTTATCTTAATCTGGGTCCTTTTGTTGACGCTGTATTCAAAGGCAGAGAGAAAACTCCTGAGCAAGTTGTTGATTTCCTTAACAAGGTCTGTGAGGTGGAATTTGAACCTTATATTGAAAGTTCTTACCAAGCGTTGGCGGACTATGTGAATGCCTATGACCAGAAGATGCAGATGAAGCGAGAGAACATCGCTGATCGTGGCATCTGGACTGCAAAGAAGCGATACATTCTGAATGTCTGGGACAGTGAGGGTGTGCGCTATGCAGAACCCAAACTCAAGATCATGGGCATTGAAGCAGTCAAGTCATCTACACCTGCACCTTGCCGTCAGATGATCAAGGACGGTCTGAAACTGGTCATGAGTGGCACAGAGGATGAAGTCATCAAGTTCATTGAAGACTCCCGTAAGGACTTCCAGAAGTTGCCACCAGAGGAAGTATCATTCCCACGATCTGTGTCTTCTGTGGACAAGTACAAAGGTAGTAATACCATCTATGCAAAGGGAACACCGATGCATGTAAGGGGTGCTCTACTCTACAATTACTATATAAAGGAGCGGGGATTGGACAAGAAGTATGCATACATTCAGAACGGTGAAAAAATTAAATTCTGTTACCTAAAAAATCCAAACCCGACTAGAGAAAATGTCATTTCATTCATCCAAGATTTCCCTAAGGAACTTGATTTGAATCGATTTGTCGATTATGAGATGCAGTTTAACAAGGCATTCCTTGAGCCTGTTAAAACAATTCTTGATGCAATTGGATGGTCTGTTGAGAAAAAAGTCAGTCTGGAGAGTTTCTTCTCATGAGTAATTACACAGTTTTGTGGGCAAAGCAAGAACCAGGAGACCTTTCTCCTGTTCAGGAACGAAAAGATTTTGACAGTCAGTATCAAGCAAATTGGTTTGCAAATTATCTAAAAAAGAGTTATAATTGGGTCATCTGTGTAGAATCTAAAAACCTTAAGGAGTATTGAATTGGATCTTCCTATTAACGACAAAGAACTTGCTACAATTGTCAGTGCAATGCGTCTCGGTGGAGATGCTGCTCTGTATCAAAAACTGAAGATTATTAAAGAAATCAGAGATGCAAATCCTGATGGACCATACAAACAGATTTTACGCGAACAATACGGGATGATTGCCTAATGGACTTTTTGAAAGAAATTGTAAAAGAAATTGGTGATGACTTTACCAAACTCGCCTCCGACATCGACGACCAAGAAACTTATGTGGACACAGGTTCGTACATTTTTAACGGACTCGTTTCAGGTAGTATATTTGGTGGTGTATCTGGGAATAAGATTACTGCCATTGCTGGCGAGTCTAGCACTGGAAAAACTTTTTTCAGTCTCGCCGTTGTCAAGAACTTCTTGGATACTCATCCTGATGGGATGTGCATATATTTTGACACTGAAGCCGCTGTTAACAAGTCTCTACTCTCAAGTCGTGGGGTAGATCTTGATCGCACTGTAATTGTTAATGTTGTGACTGTAGAGGGATTCCGTAGTCAAGCACTCAAGGCAGTTGATATCTACCTTAAGAAACCTTTAGATGAACGCAAACCTTGCATTTTCGTTCTAGACTCTTTGGGTATGCTTTCTACCGAGAAAGAAATTACTGACGCATTGAACGACAAGCAAGTTCGTGACATGACTAAATCTCAGTTGATCAAAGGTGCATTCCGTATGCTTACTTTGAAACTTGGTCAAGCAAACATTCCCATGATCGTTACCAATCATACCTATGATGTCATCGGTGCCTATGTCCCTACTAAGGAAATGGGTGGAGGATCGGGACTCAAATATGCTGCTTCCACCATCATTCATCTTTCTAAAAAGAAAGAAAAGGATGGAACTGATATCGTCGGAAATCTTATCAAGGCAAAGACTGCTAAGTCGCGTTTAAGCAAGGAGAATCGAGATGTTACGGTGCGTCTTTATTACGATGAGCGTGGTCTTGATCGATATTACGGTCTTCTTGAGTTGGGTGAACTGGGAGGTCTCTGGAAAAATGTGGCAGGTCGTTATGAGATAGACGGCAAGAAAGTCTATGCCAAAGCAATCTACAAAGATCCAGAAGCATACTTCACTCCAGAAGTGATGGAGAAACTGGATGAGATTGCGAAGAGTGAGTTCAGTTATGGTTCTCACTAGTGAATTCATTCGTGTTTATGATGATGTTCTAGATACAGATGTGTGTGATGCTCTCATGCACATCTTTGATACCAATGAAGATAAACACGAAAGACTTGATGAGCAAAAGAGACCATCTTTCACTCAATATAATCTGACACAAAACTCTGAAGATCACAAAGACATACATAATCACTTGATACAGAAGACATTTCAATATCGAGATGATTACTATGAATTTGTGGACAAAAGAGTATTCCCAAATTCTCATGCATTTGAACAGTATCGTATCAAACGATATGAACCAAATGGCGAAGATATGTTTGACACCCATGTAGATGTTCAAGATCATGCATCTGCAAGGAGGTTTTTGTCGTTTATGTGGTATCTAAACGATGTTCCTG